AGTTCAGCGTATGATTTCAAGCGAAGCTAAAGCTAGTGATGGTAATGAGTTTGGTTTAACTGATGCTGAGAAAGAACAACTTATGACAGCAGTTGAAGATGTAGCCGCTGATGTTCAAAAGCATTCCGATAGTATAACGGAACAATCAGATAATTTGTTCGGAGAATAGAAGTGCAGCCCGGATACAGAAGGAGAATAAAGTCTAAGAGCGGAAAAAAAAGAGATGGGGGTTCATATCCAAATATGAATCAAGTGGTTGATAAAATAAAGCAATTACAGCAAAGCTCTGAATTCTATGAAATTGAGCCGGCTGAAGTTATAGAAGTCTATTTAGATCCTCTTAATCCTAATTTTCCGCAGACTAATGATACAGAACCGGTTCCCGATTTGAGCTTTATAGGAGCTGTTATTGTCCGATTAGTGCATAGCCAGCCTAATGGTGGCTTAATAGGAGTTAGTAAGCCTATAAGACCTCTATCACAGCATATAGTTCAGTATCCACTAAGGGGAGAAATAGTTAACGTTGCTAAATATATTGATATGCGTGGTAATGGTTGTTTGTATTATTCAAATCCATTGAATTTGAATGGTGCTGTTTCGATGAATAGGTTAATAAACAAAGGAGGAGAAGGTCTTGTCCTACCACAAAACTTAGATAGTAACAGAAAAATTTCTGCTAAGCAAGGAGACACTTTGGTGCAAGGTAGATTTGGTCAATCTATTCATTTTGGTAGTTCATCCGATTATAAAAGTCCATTTGTTAAAATAACAGTCGGCCAATCAAAAGTTAATAATACAATGCAAACGCTTAAAGAAAATAATTCATTTGTTCCACATAAGACTAACATCAATAATGATGATGCTAGTATTTATATAACTACAAATGAACATATACAATTACGGACAGATGCTGGTAGTCAGATGAAAACACCAAAGTTAGGAAAGGCTGTTGGAGACAATCCTAAATCTGCTATTGTTATGAATGCTGAAACAATAGTGTTGAATAGTAAAAAAAATGGTGATATATCTGCTCATTCTTCAAGACATTTGTCACTAGCAGCAAGAACAAGTATAAACTTAGAGAGTGAATTTGGTGAAATTAATTTAGGCTCGGTTGATTCTGTTAATCCTATTGTTAAAGGTAAAGAATTAGAAGATTTTTTAAATGATCTTATAGTAGTCTGTAAAAAATATGGTAATGGAATGAAAGCTTTTTTAACTTCCAATAAAGAGCAAGGTATAATAGATTCGGTTAATTTATTTTCTGATGAATTTGAAAGTGAATTAGAAGCACTTACAGAAAGATTAGGAGCAGATGCTGACTTTTATAGTAAAAAAGTTTTTGTAGCTGATGACAAAAATACATCAGATAGTGATGAGTTGAATTTAGAATCTTTATGGACAGATACTAAATGGGAAGAAGTTGCAGAGGTTACCGACAAAGAGTATGAAGTTGAAAAAATAACTGGAACAGCAGGAGTTCGTGGATAATGATTAATCAGATAATCGAAGGGATAGATTTTACTCTACCATTTATAGAGAGGTTTTGGACAATAGTATTTTACATAGCTATTACAATAACAACTTGTATAGTTAGCTATAATTTAAATAAAGAATTGCATAGAAATATATTTTCAGATATAGATAAAGGAGTTGAGGAATAATGGGAGTAGGAGATGCAATACGAAAACAGATATCGAATTTGGTAAATAATCCATCTAAAGTATTGGGAGATAAAGCTAACTCAGTAGTTAAAGATATTAATTCAGGTGGGAAGGGACTTGAAGAAGCTGAAAAATTGCTTAAGGATTTAAAAGACTTAGAGAAACGAAGAGAAACTTTAGATTCAGCCAAACAACAAATTGGCAATATAGTGAACACGATATCAGCTACTAAAAAAACGGCGGTTGCTCTAAAAGAAGCTAATACAATAGGATCAGCATTGAATCCAGCTGCAGCTGCTATATCAGTTGTTCAAGAAAAATTACAAGAAAAAATAGAAAAAGAAATTGAAGATGTAAAGTCGGCTAAAGACTCTTTAGGACCAGCTGTTCAAAACTTAAAAGACTTTATCGGAAATACAAAGAAAAAATTATCTCAAGCTATAGCTGATAAGAAAAGAAGAGATCAGCTTAAAAAAGATAGAGAAGAAGCTTTAAGAAATTAGAATTAAATTAAAAATGTTATATTTATATAAAATAGGAGTTAGTAATGGCAAAATCAGGTAAATTATTATCATTAATTAAAGAAATAGTCAAACAAGAAGTTAAAAAAGAAGTTAGACAGATATTTATTAACGAAGGTATAAAATCAATGGCAAATAGTGTTCCTCTAACAGAGGAAAGTGTTGTGGAAGTTTTACCTAAAAGAAAACCTAAACCAAAAAAAGAAGTAACATATACCAAAAATCCTATATTAAATGATATTTTAAATGAAACTGCTAATGGCGGTGAAACTGATGAATATCCATCAATAGGTGGTGGAACATTTGATAGTTCAAAGATGGCACAGGCTATGGGTTATGGTGGTATGTTAGGTAGTGCTGAGGATAAAAGAAAGATGTCAGCTATACAAACAGCACAAGCAGCAGGTGCTGATACATCAAATAAAGCAGTTCAAGATGTAATGGGTGATTTAACAAAAGATTATAGGGGTGTGATGAAAGCTTTAGATAAAAAAGATGGTAAGATATAATGTCAACTCTTGAAAAAGATTTAGATCCTAATACTTTTATAGGTATATCATTACCTCTAACTCATGGAAATCAAGGTTTTTTTGATAAAACAAAAACAACATTAGATCAAGCTCGTTCTAATATTAGAAACCTTTTACTAACTATAAAAGGTGAGCGATTAGGAAATCCTACATTTGGAAGTAACTTATACAGAGTTTTATTTGAGCCTGATGATGGAAATATTGCAAGTAGTGTAGAAGAAGCTATAAGAGAAGCTATGGGTGAATGGCTATCTTATATAAACATAGAGTCAATCGATGTAACTACAAGCGGAGAATATGATAATGCCGTAAATGTTGAAATAAAGTTTACAATAAATGTAGACCAAAGAGTTGCTCAATTAGATTTAAATCTAGCAAAGGGCGATTTAAGTGTAGGAGATGGAGTTACCGAAGCCACTTCATTTAATGAAGATACAGGTGAATACGAAGATGCCGATGACTTTGAAGTAAATCCATTTTACGACTTTTAACGGAGATAATAAATGCCTTATTCAGTTTCTAAAAAATCAGTAAAGGAAGTTAGATATTTAAATAAAGATTTTTCTTCATTTAAAGCTAATCTAATCGAATTTGCTAAAGTTTATTTTCCAAATACATATAATGATTTTAATGAATCATCACCAGGTATGATGTTTATAGAAATGGCATCCTATGTGGGTGATGTTCTATCATACTATATAGATAATCAATTTAAAGAAAGCTTACTAGCTTTCGCTGAAGAAAAAAAGACAGTCTACAATATGGCTCAATCTTTTGGTTACAAGCCAAAGGTATCTTCACCATCTTCAGGTGTGGTAGAAGTATTTCAAACAGTGCCTGCTATATCATCAGGAACAGGAGCTAGCTTTGTAACAAGACCTGATTTAAGATATGCTCTAAAAGTTGATGCTGGTGGAACAATGGGATCAAACACAGGAATTAATTTTAGAACAGTAGAAGATATAAATTTTAAATTTTCAAGCTCTTATGATCCAATGACTGTTTCTGTATATGAGAGTGCTGATAATATCCCCGCAACTTATTTACTTAAAAAAACAGTTAAAATTGAAAGCGGAAATACATCAACAGAATTTTTTAGTTTTAATGCTGCTGAAAAATATTCTAGAATTAAATTAGCTAATGTGGGAGTAACAGAAGTTATTTCTTGTAAAGATGATGATGGTAATGATTGGTATGAGGTTGATTTTTTAGCACAAGACACCGTATTTCAAGATATGGAAAATACACAACTTAATGATCCTGAACTATCTTCTTATGCTGACCAAGCACCTTACTTAATGAAGTTATTGAAAACTTCTAGAAGATTTGTAACCTTTGTAGCTACCGATAATAGAACTGAGATTAGATTTGGAGCTGGTATATCAGATTCGCCTGATGAAGAAGTTGTTCCTAATCCAAATAACGTAGGTTCATCTTTGCCTGGCTCGCCTTCATATTTAAATACTGCATTTGATCCGGCTAATTTTTTAAATACAAAAACGTATGGGCAGGCGCCATCCAATACAACATTAACAATTACTTATAGATATGGTGGTGGGGTAAATCATAATGTTACAGCAAATTCTATACAAACATTAAGTTCGATTAATATTACTTTAGATGATACTGGTTTAAATACTGGATTAGTTAATACATCAAAAGCTTCTTTAGCTATTACTAATCCTGATCCCACTTCTGGTGGTAAAAGTGCTGAGAGTGTAATAGAAGTTAAACAAAATACATTAGCTTATTTCCAAGCACAGCAGAGAGCCGTTACTAAGGCTGACTATATAACAAGAGTGTATGCTATGCCACCAAAATATGGTAATATAGCAAAGGCCTATATAGTGCAGGATTCTCAAATCGATCCTTCTGCTGGAATGATAGGAAATACAGGAGTAGCAGCTGGAAGAATTGAAAATCCATTAGCTCTTAACTTATATGTTTTAGGTTTTAATGCTACTAAAGGATTAGTTGCTGTAAATCAAGCCGTTAAATCAAATATACAAACCTATCTAACTCAGTTCAGAATGATTACAGATGCTGTAAACATAAAAGATGCTTATGTTATTAATGTAGGAGTTAAATTTAATTTACTTACAAAAGCAGGGTATAATAAAGAGCAGGTAGTTTTACAGGCTATAGAAAGAGTTAAGGAGTTTTTTGATATTGATAAGTGGCAAATTGGTCAACCTATAGTGTTGGCTGATCTAGCCTATCAAATTTCTTTAGTTGACGGAGTTTCAGCAGTCGTTCCGCCTGAAGATGATGATCCGGAATCAAGTTCTAATGATAAACCGCCGGTTACTATAGTAAATAAATCTGCTAAATCTGCGGGTTACTCTGGTAATATATATGATATAAAAACGGCTACTAAGGAAGGAGTTATTTATCCGTCTATGGACCCAAGTTGTTTTCAATTAAAATTTCCAACTATCGATATCGAAGGTAGAGTAGTTGGCGACTCAGCGGGAGGTTAATGATGCATTACTTTATTTATCCAGAATCAGACACTACATTATATTCGGCATCAGGAAGTATGAATACTGGTTTAGATGAGATATTAGAAATAAGAAAAGATGTTGATGATAGCGGAGTTAAGACTAAAGTTTCAAGAATATTAATGAAATTTGATTTAGCTTACATATCACAATCAATACACAGAGGATTGATTACTAATCCAAAGTTTTACCTAAATTTATATGATGCTAATCCAACAGATTTGTCCGTCAGTCAATCTATATGGGCTCATCCTGTTAGTCAAAGTTGGGATGTCGGAGAGGGGTTTAGATTCGATAATCCAGCAACTACAGATGGAGCAAGTTGGAATTATAGAACAAGCGAAACTTCTGAAGATTGGTGGTTAGAAGCTTCTGCTAGTTTATCAGGTTCTGTTGCGCAGGGTGGAACTTTTTATAGTGATGTATATGCTTCACAATCATTTAGTTATGGTTCTCAAGATATGAGAATGGATGTTACTCCTATTGTAAATAAGTGGTTAGATTCAACCTATACAAATGAAGGATTCATTTTAAAGAGATCTGGTAGTTTGGGCAATGGTGCGGCTGAAGATGCAGCATTCGTATCTGGTTCAGGTGAAGAAGGAGATAAGAAAAAATATGGTAACTTTTCTTTCTTTTCAAGACAAACCAATACAATTTATCCACCGAAGTTAGAAGTAGAGTGGTTTGATACAAAGTGGTCTACTGGTAGTTTAAGTGCCTTAGATAGTGATGAATTAGATGACTTAGCTTTCTATATGAAAAATATAAGAGCTACCTATAAAGAAAAATCCAAAGTTAAATTTAGAGTAAATGGTAGAGGAAGATATCCAACTAAATCCTATTCAAATACATCATCAGCTTTTTTAACATCAAAGTATCTACCAAGCGGAAGCTTAGAGAATATCGGCGGAGATGGAGTTTACTATTCTATAATAGATGATAAGACTGCTGACGTTATTATTCCCTTTGGAACAGGCTCACTTGTAAGTTGTGACTCTAAGGGTAACTATTTTAATGTGTGGATGGATGCTTTTCAAGCAGAAAGATATTATAAGTTTGAATTTAAAGTGGTTAGCGGAAGTGGAACTTCTGAAGAAACTATTCAATATTTTGATGATAATTTTTTATTTAAAGTTGTGAGGTAAAAATGCCATATACAAAAGAAGAACTCAAAGATTTAGCATTTTATCAAAATTTAGCTAGTGCTGACGAGCAAGAATATTTAGTAGAAAAAGAATTATTGATGACCAAAATACAAATATCTGGTTCTGCATATGATGGTGGATTAATACCTAGAAATAAGGCAGGAGTAATTCAAGCATTTGAAAATCCGTATACAGGTGAACTATACGAAGATCAATCCACAGTTCTTTATATACCTAGAACAGTAGAGCAGCTTAAAGATACCGATGAAATTAATGGTATAATAGACAGAGAGTTAAGGGAGTTATAATGTCAAGCCAATTAAATGATGTAGATAAACAAAGGTTACTTCGAGGTATTACCAAAAAGATTGGAGATAAGCCTTATGAAAATGGATATTGGGGCGAAGGTGGTAATGCTGATAGAGATCATGTTCTTGTAGAATTATTAGATCAAAATGGCAATTTGATAGAATATAGAGATTTATTAAAATATGACGCTCTTTCAGGATTTTTTGCAGGCATTGATGAGAATTATATAAAAATAAATCCAGCTTCTCACTTAAAATTATTTGGTTATGAAACAGGAAAATTTAAGATTAGATATAGATTTATAAGAAATTTAGCTGGAAGAGAAGATCCTGTCTTACTTAGAACACAAAGGGGATTTGAGAACGAAATATTTTCGGTAGGAACAAATGCAGAAAATATATATGTAAATGATTTAGGTAAAATATTTAATAAAAGTCAAGAAGAGTATGAAAGAAATCCTGCATCAGCTGAACAATTATTAATATCAGATTACAAATACAAAATTGAAACAATTTCACCGACAAGAAAAGAAATTAGGCTATCAGCTAAGAATATTGGAGATACCTCATTAGGTCCATTTAACTATCAAACAGACTTTTTACAACTACAAGAAGCCGTAAAGGTAGAAAATATATCAAATGGAATCGCATTTAAAGGAAATTTAGTTATACAACCTCCAGGACCAGGCGCAGGTGCTTTAAATCCACCAGAAACAAAAATGGAATATGATACTACGCAAGTTATAGAAATTAATGCTGTGGAAGGTGGGTTTCTATTTACAGAAAATATGATAGGTGGGACTATTAAGTTACCTAATGCTTACTTAACCGGATATGTAACTCAACAAGTTCGCACAGATTTAAATATAATAAAGAATGCTGAATTAGAAGAAGTAGAAATAGATACAACTACAGGCGCACCTGCAGTAATAAGTGCTGGGTGGGATGGTAGTTTACATAACGATGCTATAAAATTAGTTGATTGGACAAGCGGATACTTCAACTATGGTGAGCCTCATGCTGGAACCAGTGCTATTGGTTATCATGCAAAAGTTGTTAGCGGAGAAGGAAATTCCGGTGGCAATTGTATAAAATTTATAGATCAAAATAATTTATATCAAGACTTTGAAGCTTGGGATGGATCGAGTGGTCATAGACTTTTGATGATTGGTCAAACTATGCCACCATTAATTAACTTTGGAGCGGCTGCGGGTGATACAATCAATATTAGGTTAGATATAAAGAGTAGTGTTGCTGGAAAGGGTGTCGCTATTGATTTTAAATATCCTACCGAAAGGCTTATTGAACCTGAGCCAATCTCACCACCTAATGGATATTTCAATCCATTTGCTCCTCCGCCCGCTGAGCCAAAGCCGATAAATATACCTGAAGGTTATTTAGAAAATAACGAATCTAATGCATCAAATATAGAAAATAAACCCCCATCGACACAAGAAGAGCTCATAACACATTTTGGCGTAACAGCCTTCATCGGAGAAGTAGGTCAAACTACATCAGATTTTGGTGGAGAAGGAGCTTGGTCAATTGGAATTATAACACCAAGAGTCAACACAGGAGCATCTATCATTCCTCAAAGATGGGTGTGGATTCCAAATATTGCAAAAGATCCATATTGGAAAAAGGGAACGTTGAGTGAAGATGGAGAATGGGAATGGTCAGGTGCACAATGGGTAACGAAAGGCTCAGCAAATAGTCCTAGTCCGCCTGATGGGACTGTCAGCAGTGTTCAGTATTCTGGAGAGAACGTTGTTAATGGTCATCCGTATCAGACAGAAGATGCTGGTCAGCCTAAATATCAACGAGTAAATAATCAAGGTCAAAATTTAGGTTGGCAAACAGGAACAACAGTTGGAGATGGCGCAATATTATTTAAAGATGATTTAATTTGGGAAGTTAAGGAGCCTGAATTTACAGTAAATTCAAATAAATTAGTATTACATAAATTTGAAGATTACTTTCCTGTAGTTAGGAATGAAAGTATAACTCAAGTAGTCGATGGACAAGCGTTTACAGTTTCTTTATTCGATGACATTTTTAGATATGGATTTATACAGAGTGTTTCTAGAGTTAGGGACCCGAACCGTAATGGTGTTTGGAATAGTCGGTATATAATATTTTATAGTAATGGAACTGGTGCTGAAGATCAAAACAGAATGTTTATTGCAAAAAAGGGTGATGACAATTTTGATGGAGTAGATGTCAAAGGAAATAAGGGCGTAGTTTCTTGGATAGATCTTGACGAAGGATTCAATGATAGATTAAATGAAGGTGATGGTAAGTTTGAAACCTGGTTTAAAAAAGATAGCAATTTTATACATTACTTTACAATATCTGGCACCGGATTATACTACAGAATGGATGATGGAGATGGAGATTACTATGAGGCTGCATCTGATGAAGATAGTTTCTTTTCTCAAGATCCAAAACCTTTTGCAGAAGGATTTTCTTCAGATATTCCAGCAGAGTATGAAGTTGCATTTGCTAAGAATTCAGGATTTAGTTCAAAATATATTGGTATAGTAGGAGATCAAGTATATTTTTCAAAAAATGATACAAAAGATGGTGTTGATAAAACATTGTCTTTACAGGATGTATTTTACAATGCTGGTGTTAAGGGAACTGAGGGTGAAGAAATAATATTTGGTAGTAGAAATCCAGGTGCTGATAATTATAATCAATTTGCATTATATGATGATGGGAGTAGTGAATTTAGTTATGATTTAAATCCGACTAAGGATGGAACTTTAAGTCCAGCAGAACAATGGGTATGGGATGGACAAGCAGCTACTTGGAACTCACAAGACGCCGCTATTTCATATATTTATGAAAAGGTTGGAGTAGAAGCATTTACATTAAATGCTGGTGGTTGGAGCACTTTAGAACTTGATGTAGATGTTCCAACTGATTGGCTTTTGACAGCAGACTTTTTTCTAGAGGTAAGAGGTGATAATACTTGGGATACAAGCAAAGGGCTGACAGCAGATAATTCATATGGAATAACGTGGGTTGATAATTTATTTATAGACTTTACATTAAATCAACAGCAGACGCGACAACCGATATACGCAGACTATGAAGCTACTATAACTGGAATTCAAGGAGAGGGATCAGCGATAATGGTTGATAAGCATTGGAAAAATGCTGGCAGAGAATTAATTGAAACAAATGAAAATGTTACGGATTATGAGGATGATAGCAATCCTGTAAACTTTCCTAACTTTTCAGTTTCTTATCTTGTATATAATCCGTATGATATGAGAACCTATATAAAATTTGGAAATAGGATGTTTTTAACTACTAATTTTAAAAAAGATTTTGTAACAATGCCCTATCCATATTCAGTTGTATATAAATTATACGAGCCATTACCAACTGATATTGAAAGATTAGATGAAGTAATTGTTGTAAAAGAAATGGCTGATGTAGTTGAAGAAAATATTGAGATTGTGGATTTTGTTGATACTGAAATTGGAGATGTGGTTTTAAAATCGCCTGATTTAATGAATGCTGAAAGTCCTATACAGAGAAGAACAACTGATTACACGTCTCAAACTAAAATTTTAAGTGAGGATAGCACTGTATCTGGTTTATTAAGAGATGAATTTTTAAGTCAAAGTATGGATAGTGTAGAGATAAATGTAGATTATGGTAATTTTAGAAACTTTATAAATTTCAGCTCAGTATCAAAAAGGATAAATAATTTTAAATATAAATTAAGTCAGATTGAAGGTTATGTAGCAACAAGTGCATCCTACAATGGTGTCAGCGGTTCAAGCGCTGATGTTAAAGCGGCTGTATCTTCTATCGATGAGCTGAAAAATAACTTTGATGGGTTTGAGAAATATATGTATTTTCAATCTTCATCATATGTAACGAGCTCATTGGGTGAATTTTTCGACAATGCTTGGCCTAAAACTTCTGGAACAGGAAAGGTCGGAGATGCATATGTCTTAGCACATACCACATCATCTAAAGCTAAGAATTGGTATGCTATTCAAAATGCCAGCGCTTCTTTATATGACGAAGATAGTTTTAATAAACTAAGTAATATTATACCACAGCATATAAAATTTGATACTAATAATCAAACCTATATAGATTTAGTAAATATGGTAGCGCATCATTTTGATAATATATGGATTTACATTAAAGCTATGGGTGATGTGCACGATAGAAGAGAAAAACTATCGGAAGGTATGTCTAAGGATTTGTTTATGAGTGTTGCTAAATCATTAGGATGGCAATTAAATGATGGTAAGGATACAATTTCTCTTGCTAAATACGCACTGGGTAAAGAAGTAACAGGCTCTTCTTTTTCAGCTCATTCATCTCAGCCGGAACGTGATACTTCAAGAGAAATTTGGAGTAGGATTGTTAACAACATGCCATACTTCTTAAAAAATAAAGGAAGTGTTAGAGCTATTAAAGGTTTAATAAATTCATATGGTATACCATCAACTATTTTAAGAGTTAAGGAATATGGTGGACCTGATTTGCCGGATAACGCTGCTCCTCAATTTGAAATAGGAAGAAAGTTTACAAAGTCATTAGATTTTAGAGGTGCTCAATTTGTTAAAACAGCTTGGGTTGATGACTCTTCATCGGGAAGAAAGCCGGATACGATTGAATTCAGATTCAGAACGCCGACTGGCTCAAATCAAATACTAGTTGAAAAGAAATCGGCAAGTCCTAATTTATCTTCTAGTTTTTTCATAAGATTAAAAGAAAACAATTCAATTGATAATTATGGGTATGTGGCTTTTCAGATAAGTGGTTCTGATGGGTTGAAAGAAGTATCATCTTCTAATTTTCCTGTATATGATAATGACTTCTTTTCCGTTATGGTTCGTAGAACTTCCGGAAGTGATAATAGAAATGTATCTCAATCTTTTGAATTACATTTAAGTAAGTATGATGCTAGTAGGAGTAAAATAAATTTATATTCTAAATCTACATTAGTAACTGATATAGCCGCATCATCATCATATAACCAAAGTTGGAACAATGATGGGGAAATTTATATAGGTGGTAGTGGAAGTGCTGCTGTAACTTCAACAGTAGGGGCACAATTTAGTGGCTCTATTATGGAATATAGACATTGGACAGAAGTATTAAACACCGGCTCCTTTAGAAATCACGTAGGAAATCCAAAAGCTTACAATGGAAATTCATTATCTTCATCATATGAAAATTTAGTATTAAGATATTCTTTTGATGATAATAAAAATTTAAGTTCAGATACAAATGGTATTAGAGATGTTAGTGCTAACTCAACTAATGCATATTCGGGATCTCACAATGGATTTACAGGAAACTTTTTTAGTAGTGTTGTTGATGAGACAAAAAGTAATGTTCCGAGCATTGGTGCTTTGAGAAGAACTACTAATAAAATAAGGATTGAACCAAATCCTTTGAAGAATGGATTTAATTTAAACTCTAAGCACAGAGCTACAGTAAGTGCATATGATACTGCTCCTAACGATTCTAATAAAGTAGGTGTTTTCTTTGCTCCAACTGATGTAATTAATACAGATATAATAGAATCCGTAGCTGATTTAAATTTTGATAACTTCTTAGGCGATCCTAGAGATTTGCAAGAATTAGAATATCGTGGTTTGAAAAATGCTGCTGATAATTATTGGAAGAAATATAACTCACCAAATAACTTTTGGGATTATATCAGACTTATAAAATTTTACGACCAATCTTTATTTGGTCAGATAAGGAAAATGATTCCTGCTAGAGCTAAAGCAAATTTAGGTATTTTAGTAGAGCCGAATATATTTGAAAGAAATAAAGTGATAATAGGTAAAGCTCCTAAATTTGAAAACTTTTATTATACATCATCCATTGATGTTGGAGTGGATTTAATTACTGTGTCAAGTTCGTATAATCACGAAAACAACTATGCAATAACAAATTTCAATTCATATGATGGAAGAATAGATATGTATAGCTATGAATCTGGATCTTCTATTTACAACATTACAGGATCAGTTCCCACCTATGAAGGATCATCTTCACAATTCTTAGATGAGAGTTATGAACTGTCCTTATGGCAAAGATTAAAGAAGCCTGATAAATTTTACTCAAATGTAACTATGTCTTTCGGAGATTTCAAATACTTTGAAGCTGTTCAACCATCAATTTCGGAGTCTGTTACTAGAGGCAATAACACACGAGAAATGAAGTTCTATACTACACCATTAAGCGCTTCGGTTGGTAATTCTTACTCATCCTCTTTTTTCAATGTTGATATAGATTACTTGTTAGAAGATACCGAAGCTAGAGTTCGTTCCTATTTTGATGGTGTTAAAAATACTGCTCTAACCACAATTGATGGTGGTCCTCCAATTGAGATTACTCTTACATCACCAACAAGACTTGTAAAGAAAACTCCTGGAGAATCATCATTAGATACAGGAGAAGGAACAACTGCTAAATTTAAACCAAAGAGGCGCAAGAAAAGTAAGAAAAGTTTCTTTAGTGCAAGAAGAGTAAGGCCGCAGAATGCTAATCAAGCAATTGAGCAGGCTAGAGAAGCTTCACCACCAAATTCACCTTTTGGTCCTGCTGCGTATCAAGCGGCAATACAGGATTTTCAAGCGGCTGCTGGTATTAAAAATAAGAAGCCAAGAAGAAAGAAGAAGAAGAAGAAGAAACCAAGAAGATTTGGTTAGAAGAAAATCTTAGAAAATAGTATTTTATTTAATAAAAATTTGATATTAGTATATTTATATATGAATCAAATTATACAAAATCCAAACATTTAAATTAGGAGTTATCTTATGGGATTTCTAAATAACACAACAGTTACCGTTGATGCTATTCTCACCAAAAAAGGTAGAGAGTTATTAGCACAAGGAACTAACGCTTTTAACATAACAAAATTTGCTTTGGCAGATGATGAGGTTGATTATAGACTTTTTGATGTATCTCATCCAAACGGTTCTGATTTTTATGGAGCTGTAATTGAAAACATGCCATTATTAGAAGCTTTTCCTGATGAAAATCATATTATGAGGTATAAGCTGGTGACATTACCGAAAAGCACTAGAAAGATGCCTATCATTAGTGTTCAGCCAAATACTGTAACTTTTGAAGCAGGTGGTGGACTAAATCAACCTCCTGTAGTAATTACACCAACAACTGCAAATGTAGCTGACACATCCTATACTTTTATCCTTCATGATCAGTCAGTAGCTACAATGACTGTCGTAAATGCTGCTGGTGGTGGTGGTGCAGGAGCAACCACACCATTTTTCTTAGGTGATGATGATGTTCCAAATAGTAAAACATTAGTTGCTGGATCCGTTAGGATTGGACTTCTACCTCTATCGGTGGGAGCTACTGCACAAGGTAAAACAACACAATTAACAGTAATCGGTAATGATACAGGTGCTACAATATCTATAACAGTTACTAATAAAGTAATATTAACCGCTGGCTTTAATGCTGGTTCATTTGGTTAAAGGAGTAATTTATGTCTATTTATAAGGAATTTAATATAGTTTCAGCTCAAAGTCCTGAATCGGGAGATGTGGTGACAAATGCAAAAGATATAGTTTCCTCAGGAATGTTTGATGCTG